CCTTTTGGATAGATATGGACTATTGATTTGAATGTGTGGGACACAGCATCAGAAAGTGCAGAGGGACTCACGCACTATCAACAATTGTTGCAAACTATTTTGTCTAATGCAACAGAATCAGATTTCATTCAACAAGAGATCAAGTTGTTTGCGTTTCATGTCCAACGCTTGTGGAACAACTTCATCATCGTTGCGCAATTTCGCAACAGTTTCAGTCAACAAAGATGCTTGATTTTCGTTGAGTGTCATGCCGGCTTCAAGCATTGTGATCGCATCAGCAAGAGCATCAACATCTGCGCCGGTTCTGGTGGCAAGCGCATCAATGGAACGAACTTGTGCAGTTGTTGCAGGGTATGCAGGAAAGCCTGTGACAACAGAAACTTCATGCAAACGAATCTGACGCAGTTCACGCTCCATGCCATCAGCAGACCATTTGTCGCCACCAGCAGGAACTGTGAAACCAAAAGACATTGAATCCACATCTCCACGCTTCATCAAGATCGCCAAGTTCTGGCCATCTGTGGTCTGTGGCAAATCTGCTTCAGCGAGCAAACCATGAGAATCTTCTTGCAAACGCAGAGTTTTGGCTCTCGTTGAACCAAGAACTCTCGTTGAATCATGGTTCAAATACATCTTGATTGTTGCTCTTGAGCGCAATGATTTTGAGAAAGCACCAGGTTTGATGCGTTCGATGAATGGCAATGGTTCAGATGGTGAATCGAATACTGCTGCATAACCACGAAAAGACATTCCATCGCCGGCTTCACGAACTTCAAAATCAGCAAAGTTCACTCGCCTGATTTCAATTGATTCATTCATCTGTTTCATCTCCTGGTTCTAAACCTTCCATCGTAACTCCACTTTCAAGTTCTTGCAGTTTGATCAATGGATTTGGAATGATCCAAAACTTGCAAACACCTTCTGGTGAAATATCTCCTTCAACAATTTCACACGCTCGCGGTCCTTCATAGAAAACACAGTTTGCACATACAAGACCAGACTCTTTGAATGGTGATTCTGCGACATAATGCGCACCATCGCCATCTGTGCCTTGGCTGAATGGTCGTGTGGATTCAACAATCTCTTCCAATGCTTCATAAAGCAACCATTGTTTGTGAGTCCACGAATATCCGCTTTCTTCCAAGCTGCGGTTCTCATCATCAAGTTGTGCCACGATTCGTTCTGCATAAGCCATTGCTCGTCTTGCTTCAGTCACATTTGAACCTGATCCCCAAAGCAAATGCGCCACTACACCTGGTGTGATTTCGCCATCTTCAACTGCTTCGAAATCCACTAGATGACGAGCAATCCAAGGCGCAATTTTTCGCCATTTCTCTTCACTAATTTGACCAGATGCCATCCGGCGAGCATCTGTGATTGTTTGTGCAACCAGACCATCGCCACCTTCACCTTCAGCGTAAAGACGCAAACCGCGTCTTGCGTTCTCACGCATGAACGCAGGTGCGGACAAATCAACCTGTCGCAGTTCTCGTTCACCACCAGGTTCCATATCTTCAGCAATTGAGACAGCAACCATCTGATCGATTGCTGCTTTTTTTGTGGTGTGGCAACCAATGATCTCGCCATCGTCTTTGATGGTTGCCCATCCTGCACAATCCGGATGATCTTGTTGAATGAAATATGGCATTACTGATCCTGTCTCAGGAAAGAAATCATGTGACCTGTTTTGGTGGCCACAGCGAACAGTTCTTCCAAAGGATGCAAAACCATGTCCAACCGTTCACCTTTTCCAAGTTGCAAACCGTTAGATGTGGTCACAGTTGCATCACCAATATAGACAGCATCTGTGTTGTCATCGTTATGAACCATGAAGAATGAAGCCATTGTTGAACGAGAATCAATCAGCGTTGCAACAGTACCAACAGATTTTCTGCCACTTGTAATCATGGATAAACGCTCTCAGGGTCGTCTGGATTGATCTGTGAAATTGGTTGCAACTGTGTTGATGGGACACCTGTGTGCTTAATCTCTGGCATTCCAAGCATCTTCAGAACAGACGCAGGATCGAAACCTGCCCAAATCAGTTTCTGTGCAACAGATGCTTTGCGTTCAGTTTCTGCGATGTTCGCTGCAGCTAGATCAATGTTCGCCAATGGCACACGATAAACATCTCCACCATCAACAGATCGCATATCTTCCAACCTGTGAATGTCATTGATGTTCAAGAAACCTGACTGAATACCTGTTGCATACGCAGAGAAGCGTGACATTGTGTCGCCACGCAGAAGACCATCCACGCTGAATCTGATGAACGCTTCATTGGGAAGCAGACGAGAATACGCATTCTCCAGTTTCACAATGAACGGTCGCAAAGTGTGCTGCACAAAGTGAATACCGTTCTGTTCAACTGATGCATAAGCCATTGCGCCAGGTGTTGTCACACCAATCATCGATGGTGGACAACGAAACAATCTGGCCACTTCTTCAACAGCGTGTTTTCTGGACTCCAACATTTGTGCTTCATCCGGATTGACGCTCGTACGGTTGAAAGTTGCTCCACCAGAAAGAATGCCAGTTCTATGCGCTCTGCGAACACCACGATGACTTGCATCAAACTGATTGCGCAACTGTTCGCTTTGTTCTTTCGTTAATGCTCCAGGATATTCAATGATGCCACTCGTTGTTGTGCCTTGACCAAAGAAGCGTGAAGCAAACTCTTCCAACGCTTTAGTCAAACCGAGCGATTGCTTCATCAACTCAATGCGTGAGCGACCATGCAGTTCACCAGGAAGACGCATATCTGGAATGTGCAACATATCAATTGCATCAATGATCTCGTCTGTATCTTTCACACGATAAGCAATTCTCAGCGAACCATCTGTGTATCTGTGTCTAAAGATTTCAATCCTACGTGGATTCATTACAACCACAGCAACAATTTCGCCATTCAAACGCACGATTCGAACAAACGCTTCACCAGCAATCAAGATGGAAATAAGAACTTGAAGAAAGTGATCTTCTCTTGTCACATTTGAATCTGGATAATCCAACCATTGCGGTCGTGGCCGATATGGAACACGATCACCATCAATGCGTCTGTATGTGTCCACAGGCAATGTGGATATTGTGTCGCCAATCAAACGCACACAAGCGAAGACTGTGTTCAGGCGAAGCGAATCTTCTTGTGTGATAATTGTGCCGGCTTCAGTTGTGGACACCAGCGCATCGCCTTGTGCCCACATCGCTTGAAACGAGATCGCACGATTTTCAGGTTGTAGAAAATTACCAAGCATCAGTTAGAACGACCAATCTCAAGAGCGATACCTGTGAGAATGATAGCAACACCTGCTGTGATGATGCCCATAGCAAGCGACACCATTGACACTCCAATGACAAGAGTGATCAAACCTGTTATCTGAATTATGGATGCAAATCGTTTCATATCGTTTCCTTAGTTGAAAAACTGTGGTGGTAGTGGTGCTGGTTCTTGTCTTCTTGATGCTCGATCAACTGCCATCACCATTGCGATACAAGCGTCAATCTTGCGTCTTGATTTGCCTTTGCTGAGTCGCCAACCAGAATCAGTCATTCGTTGTGCAGCTGACAACACTTGATCTGTGAACATTGGCGAACTGTCATGCACGATCACCTGGTTCATTATCTGCTCATAAGTTGTGCCACACGCTGGAATCATGCGCTGACCGTTCTGTGGGAACTCCAGCATTGGCAAGCCATCATCAAACAACGCTTCAGCAGATCGTTGAAAGAACGCTGGATCATATGCGAACTCAACAACATTGAACTCTCGATGCAAGAAACGCAGATGCTCTTCCACATCAGAAACATTCATCCCATCAATATCAGGATGCCAAATCTTGGCTTGCACCATGATCTTTCCATCTTGTGGTTGAGCCAAAACCACAGCAATGCTGTCATGCTTCAAAGCCATGTCAATCCCCACAAACGATGGCAGATCACGATCAAACACCACTTCACCTGTGCAAGATTCCCAAGCACCTTTTGGAAGCCAACACGAATCGCCATCTGTGCGTACCCATTGATTCAGTTTGTATCGTCTGAATGACGCTTCAGAAGACTGGCGCATGGCGGATTCCATATCTTCAATGTCCAACAAACCGAGCGACAGATTTGGATTCGATTTGTTCCATGCTTCTCGATCATCCAAACTGCAATCACCTGGTGCTTCCCACCAGAAGAAACCAAATGATGAATCGTCTGTTTGGCCAGAACACAACGCTTTCCCATAGTTGTATAGAGAGCCACAAATCGTGTCCATGTCGAAGCCGGCGGTTGTGATTCCAACAGTCAAAGGCTCAAGTCGTGCGCCAGAACCAAGAGTGAGCGCATCCCACAAGTCAGCATTTGGTTGCACATGAAGTTCGTCAAATACAACCAACGATGGATTCAAACCTTGCTGCAGCTTTGCGTCAGCAGAAAGAACTCGATAGATCGCACCGGTTGCGGGTACTTCAAGAACATCTCGATACACATTGCATTCTTTAGACAAGACAGGAGAACGCAGAACCTGTTGCCTGGCTTCTTCAAACACAATCTTGGCTTGCTTCTTGTCACCAGCTGCTGAATAAACTTCTGCACCAGGTTCACCAGCAAGCAAACCATACAAAGCCAAAGACGAACCAAGAAGCGACTTTCCATTCTTGCGTGGCAAACCAATCAACGCTCGCCGGAACCGCAGACGACCATCTTCTCTACGCTCCAACAAACAGTTCACAAGCCATCGTTGCCACTCAACAAACACCAACGGTTGGCCAGCACGAACACCTTTCAGCACCTGCAGAAACTGTGCAGAAAACTCTGCAAGATCATCACCATCAGATTGCTCGAACTTGCGTTCCACAAACCAAGCAGGTCTCCAATCGTCACTTGGTGACAGACCGCTTGGAAGCGATCCTTTCTCTAAACGCTTCAAGTTCATTCACCACCACTTCACCAAGACCTAACCTTGCACGGTCAGTAGGACTAAAACCAAGAATGCTCAATGTCTTTTCAATCTGTGCGTCAAGCTGCCTAAGACCTGCTCGCTCTCGCCACAGAGACGGATCACTCATCACCAGATCACGCAGCAACTGTCGCTCATCAACCATCTCACAAACCATCATCATCAGTTCAGAATCAGAACCATCCCGCAACCAAGGCAAACCTGATCTCCACAACATTCGCCACAACACAAGACCGGCACCTGGCTCTGCGTCTGTGCCAAGCAACGGTCGATGTGGAGCAGGAATTGATTGCGCAGACGGGATCGTGGACACCACAACAGGAGCAGGAAGCGACCGCTTTCCTGGATTGCCAAGACGCTGTTTCTGCGCCACAGGTTTTGCTTTACGACCACGAGTTTCCATGTCAACAAAACATCTTATTTCGCGGATGTCTGCTCTTGGC